TTTTGACTACCAGCCCGATATAGTGCCGATTCTTCAGCATGGCCCGGATTGACGACTTCTCCCACACCTTGCTCCGGTAGGGCTTGATGCCCAGGCTGTCAAAATGGCGCGCAATCTGGAGATAGGTCTTGCCCTCATTGACGTACATCTCGAAGGCCATCAGCACTGCGGGTGCCATATCGTTCGCTTCGAGCGTGCTGTCCCCGTCCGCGTCAACGATCTTGTTGAAGCCGAAGGGCGGGATGTTGCCGATGTAGCAGCCACGCTTCACGGCGGCGATCCGGCCACGCAGCAGGATTTCCTTCGTGTATTCGAGGAAGTCACCGCCGCGCATCAGCTCTTGCTCGAAGAACTTCCGCTGCATCTTATTGGTGAGATCATAGGTCATGTTCAGCGTGACGACCTCAGTTTTTGAGTACCGGAAGGCGTTGACAACTTTTCCGCAGTCTTCCAGATCACCACGGGAAAGACGCTGCGGCTCAACGACAAGCACACCTTTGAGCTTCGGGTTCTCGATCATGGCGAGCACCTTGTTCATTTCCGGCCTTTCGGCGATAGTTTCACCGGAAACGACTTCGCGGAAAATGCAGTGCTCCGGGATTCTCCCTCCAAGCTCGCGTTCTGCATATTCCTGCAGTTGTATTTCGTGCTTGGCAAGGACTTCTTCGACAGATTCGTGCGGGTTGTCGGCCCGTGATTTACGCAAGTAGATGATGTATGCTTCATCCGATAATACGTTGACTGGCATGATGTCTTTCCTCCTGTGTGTGATTGCAACATAGTTTCAAAGTATAGTTGCAATGTTTGCTGGCAATGTTGAAAGTTTCACCCCCTTTATATAGAATGTTTTGCGTTTTTTGAAGCATCACCCCCTTTAAGGTCGCTCCTTGTCTTTCCGTGTCGGCTGGCTCCGATCCGGCCCATAGCTGGTGTATTCTACCGAGGGAAAAGTTACCATTGATTTTTGAATTGCCATGTTTTACGATATTTTCAGAACATTTCCAAGAACACATGTTCCGCCCCGGTTTATTATGAAAGGAGAGCACGTCCCCATGAAAGAAAAGCACATATCAGAAATCACGCAATTCCTCGAAAAACTGAGCGAAAGCCAACTCCTGTACATACTCACTTTCATACGGAAAATGTTCGGAAGCAATTAGGCTTCCGTTTTTGTTTTTGCCAGGCTGTGAACCAGGTCTTTGACGATCTGCTTCTCAGCATCGCCCAGCTTCCTGAAATCATCAAATATATCATTGATGTCTTCATCCATTACCATCTCAAAGTGCCGCTCGGCCATTTCCACCGGGCTGACCGCTATGGCCTGTTTGTCCCACCCCATCAAATACTGCGGTGTGGTTTGCAGGGCCTCAGCAATCGGCTCCAGGATGTCGAGCGGCATATTCTCGATCTCCCCCTTTTCATATCTGTATATCGTTGCTCTGTTTTTCCCTAATCGGGTACCCAGCTCGTCGGCGGTCATGCATAGCTCTTTCCGGCGGGCTTTTATTCGTTCACCTATTTTCAATGCTCCACCTCCTCCCTATATTTGGATTCACCATGAATTATACAACCGTTTTCGCGTTTTCGCAACTTTTCGGCCCAAAAATACATAAAAAATTCGCGTCAAGTGCGAAAAACCTATTGACAATACTTTTCGTCAGTGCTAAACTACAGTTAGTCGCATGGCATGCGACAAAATGTGAGAAAGGAGCGATTGCATGAACATCAACAAGCTGAGAGGCAAGCTGGTGGAGCATGAGATCACAGTCGAAATGCTGGCTGCCGCCCTGGGCTACCATCCGTCCACGATGTACAGGAAGCTCGACCAGCCTGAGAAAATCACCATCGGCGACGCTGCGAAGATCAGGAAACGCGTGCCGATGACCGATACAGAAGCCTATGATATTTTTTTAGCCTAAAAGTCGCATGACATGCGACAATGGAAGGAGGCAGCCCATGACCATCAAAGAAAAGCTGGCCCTGATGGCCGAGATCAAGAAGCTGAACGACAAGCGGGTGCAGGAGTACCTGAAGGCCCGGAAGCAGGGGTGATCTGATGGAGCAGCCCCGAACCAATACATATGTTTACGGCAACGTTGAAATCGTTGTTCATAGGCCGGGCCTTGACGATAAGGAGCGCCAGAAGCGCGAGGAAGCGCTGCGGCGGGCTGTCATGGCCTTCGGCAAGGAAACCATGCGAAGGGCGGTGACCAAGGATGGCACGATGGCCCCAGTACACGGATGACCCCGTGGCGGACTACGACGCATATGACCGAGCGCAGGCAGAGGAAATGAAACGCCTGCCGATCTGCTGCGAATGCGGGCACCGCATCGAGGATGAACGCTGCTGGCTATTCGGCGACGAACCGATGTGCGACGAGTGCGCGGAGCAATACCGCAAGTGGACTGCGGATTTGATGGAGTGACACATGAGCAGATTTCGTGAGGAAGAAAAGAAGCAGTTCGTCAAGATGGTGGATTCCCTCTGCGGACGGTATTCCCGGTGGGAGATATGGAAAGACATGATCTGGCTGTTTGCGACCACGATCTCGAACGCCGTCGATCCCCGGCACCGCGAAAAGCGCGAGAAGATGTACCTTGACATCGCCAAGCATTACAGCAAGGAGGAAATGGACACCTTCGTGGAGCTGTTCGCGCATCTGACCATGAGCCTTGAAAACGGAGGTCATCGTGACTTCCTGGGCGAGGTGTTCATGGAGCTTGGCCTGGGCAACGATTCGGGAGGCCAGTTCTTCACTCCATACGACGTGTGCAAGATGATGGCGAAAATCACCTTGTCGGACGTGATGGAGCAGGTCGATCAGCGTGGATGGATTTCCGTGAATGACCCGGCCTGTGGCGCGGGCGCAACGCTTGTCGCTGCTGCCGACATCATGTACAACGACCTGCATCTCAACTACCAGACGAGCTGCATGTTCACGGCACAGGATATTGACTACACAACCGGCCTGATGTGCTACATCCAGATGTCCCTGTTCGGGATGCCCGGATATGTGCACATCGGCAACACGCTGACAGACCCCATGACCGGGCACGTCCTGTTCGCCGACGGCGGGGAGAACACATGGTACACGCCGATGTACTTTGCAACCCCGTGGGAAATGCGCAGGCAGGCCGTGCGGATGAAGGCCTTCTTCCAAGGCCTGGAGCAAGGTGTCAAGGAGCACGCGCCGGAGGCTTGGCCCGAACCTGCAGCGCCGCCAGAACCCGCGGAGCCTGAACCGGTGATCATCCAGGTCACGGAGAAGAAGACGAAGAAGCCCGCCAAGAAGACCAAGCCTGAGCAGATCACGCTCTGGGAGGTGTTGTCATGAGTATCACATTGAGTCGCACCGACTGCCTCAGAAGCATGGAGCGCATACCTGACGGCAGCATCGACATGATCCTGTGCGACCTGCCGTATGGCGTAACCAGAAACAACTGGGACAGCGTACTCCCCCTTGATGTCCTGTGGCATGAATACAAGCGGATCATCAAGCCGAACGGGGCGATCTGCCTGTTCGCTGACGGGCTGTTCATGGCCAAGCTCATGCTATCCGAGCCTCGGCTGTGGCGGTACAACCTGGTGTGGGACAAGGTTCTCACCTCCGGGTTCCTAAATGCAAACAAGATGCCGCTTCGCCGGACTGAGGAAGTCTGCGTCTTCTACAAAATGCAGCCGACCTATAATCCGCAGAAAACGGAGGGGGCCAGGAATCACAGCAAGGGGCGTGCAGCCGGGAAAGACATTGCCGATTCAGGGATGGCGAACCATAACTACGGCTCTTATGCCGTGGTTGACAACTCAGCAGAGCAGGGCTGCATGAAGCATCCGACGAGCCTGCTGACATTCCAGAAGACACACCCTGCAAAGGCTTTCCACCCAACCGAAAAGCCCGTCGCGCTCCTGGAATGGCTGATCCGTACATACACCAATCCTGATGAAACGGTACTCGACAACTGCATGGGCAGCGGCAGCACCGGCGTGGCCTGCGTGAACACCGGGCGCTCCTTCATCGGGATGGAGCTTGACCGGGGCTATTACGAGATAGCCAGCAAGCGAATCAATGAAGCACTACAAAAGAAAGGATGAAGAAGAATGCAACGCTTTGATGTGAAGGCTGCGATGAACCTGAAAGCCTGCCGGGACAGGCTAACCAAGCAGCAATACAAGACCCTGAAAGGCCAGATTCTTGCTGGCGATTCCGATGGGGCCATGAAGGGCCTGCGGAGGCTGCTGAGCAATGGCCGCTGAGATGATCGTCCTCGGCTCCCATGAGGAATGGCTGAAGAACCGCCTGCGCGGCATCGGCGGCAGCGAGATTTCTGCCATCATCGGCCAGAATCCCTACATGGACAACATCACCCTCTGGGAGTACAAGACCGGCAGGAAGAAGCCGGAGGATATTTCCGACAAGCCCTATGTGCAGTATGGCACACAAGCCGAGATGCACCTTCGCGGGCTGTTCCGGCTGGATTTTCCACAGTACCGTGTGGACTATGTGGAAAACAATAGCTGGACGAATCCCCGCTATCCGTGGGCGCAGGCCTCGCTGGACGGTTGGTTGACCGATCAGAATGGCCGCCGCGGGGTGCTGGAAATCAAGACCACGGAAATCCTGCAATCAATGCAGAAGGAGCGCTGGAATCAGCAGATTCCCATGAACTACTACTGCCAGGTGCTTTTCTACATGGCGGTGGTTGAGGCTGATTTCGCCGTACTCAAAGCCCAGCTCAAGACGATGTTTGACGGTGTTCCCTACCTTCAAACGAAGCACTACACCATCGAGCGGGCCGATGTCCAGGATGACATCGACTACATGATGGCAAAGGGCGCGGAGTTCTGGGAGTACGTGAAAAGGGACGAAAGGCCGCCGCTGGTGCTGCCGGATGTCCTTTGAATAATACATAAGGAGGCTACTAATGGAACTGAAAATGACCCCCTACCAAGTCCCGAAGGCCATCAGCTGGAACTACGAGGAGCTGAAGGCGAAGCTGGTCGCGAAGGCTGAGGCGTATGCGAACATCGCCTACACCGACGATCAGGTCAAGATCGCCAAGGCAGACCGCGCCAACCTAAACCGGCTGAAGAAGGCGCTGAACGATGAACGCATCCGGCAGGAGCGGGAGTACATGCAGCCCTTCGCGGTGTTCAAGTCGCAGATCAATGAGGTCATTGGCATCATCGACAAGCCCATCGAAGCCATTGACCGCCAGGTGAAAGCGTTCGAGGAGAAGCAGAAGGCCGAAAAGCAGGAGACGATCCTCGCATACTGGCAGGGCACCGGCGCGCCTGAATGGCTGCGCAGCATCAAGCCCGCCTGGCTGAATGCATCCTACTCCATGAAGACCATTGTGGCGGAGATCGACGCGATCATCGAGCAGACGGAAAAAGACCTCGCTGTGATCCGCGAAATGCCCGCCTACGCCTTCGAGGCCGAGGAGTATTACAAGAATACGCAGAGCCTTGCGGAGGCCGTCAGAGAGGCCCACAGGCTCCAGGAAATGGCCCTGCGCAAGGCCGCGCATGAGGCCCAGCAGGCCGCTCCGGTAACTGTCCGGCAATTCCAGACGGTTGAGCCGACACCCGCTGCCGAGCCTGAGCGCGAGTGGATTTCCTTCCGCGCCCTGCTGACCCCGGACGACGCGAAGGCCCTGAAAATCTTCTGTCAGCAGCGTGGCATCAAGATTGAAGCACTTTGAAAGGAGGTGTGACCATGACGACTGCTGTGATGATCACCGCTATCATCTGCGGCACGATTGTTGCGCTGGCGCTGATCTTCGTGCTGGCGGCCTACCTTGGCAGCAAAATGAAGAAGTAAACGAAAGGATGATGAAAAATGGCAGTACAGAACAGATTGGCGAAAGTGGAGCAGCCCCAGGAAAGGGGCCTGACGGAATTTGATGTCAGCGGCCAGATGGTGAAGCTGAGCCCGAACCTAGTGCGCTCGTACCTGGTCAACGGCGGCGGCCAGGTGAGCGACCAGGAAGTGATGATGTTCATTTCACTGTGCAAGTACCAGAAGCTCAACCCCTTCCTGCGGGAGGCGTACCTGATCAAGTATGGCGACAAGCAGCCTGCGACGATGGTCGTCGGCAAGGAGACCTACATGAAGCGCGCCATGCGCAATCCGGCCTATGCGGGCCTGGAGGCGGGCGTGGTCGTGCTGATGGAAAACGGCCTGATGGACAACCGCGTCGGCAGCATCGTGCTGGAAGGTGAAACGCTGGTCGGCGGCTGGGCGAAGGTATACGTCAAGGGCTGGCAGGTTCCGTTGATGATGACTGTTTCCTTCGACGAGTATGTTGGCCGCAAGAGCAACGGCGAAGTCAACCAGCAGTGGAGCACGAAGCCTGCCTCCATGATCCGCAAGGTCGCCGTGGTGCAGGCGCTCCGCGAGGCCTTCCCGGAAGACCTGGGCGGCATGTACACGGCGGAGGAGCGCAACGTTGGCGATCTGCCGGAGGACATCATCACGGCACCCGTCGAGCCTGATGGGGATGCCGTAAAGTATCCGGCGGATGCTATCCCTGACGAGCCGGTCGAGGAACCGAAGCCCGCTCCGAAGTCCGCGATCTCCACGGAAGTCAGCAAGAAGGACGACGCGAGGGCTGCGCTGTTCGGTAAGTAATAGAAAGGAATAAAGAGTCATGGAAAAGATCGAACTCAAAGAACTGGTTGGCGGCGCGCTGCAGGAGCAGTTCGCGAAGTCGTTTGAGAAGGTTGTCGAAAACCTCCAGAACCCGAACACCCCGTACAAGAACAGCCGCGAAATCATCATCAAGCTGAAGTTCACCCAGAACGAAAAGCGCGACGACGTGAAGTGCGGCATCCTTGTGGCTGAGAAGCTGGCACCGCAGTCCCCGATGGAAACCAGCTTCGTCATCGGCAAAGACCTGGAAACCGGCGAGGTGTATGCCAAGGAATACGGCAAGCAGGTCGTGGGTCAGTTATCCTTCAACGATGTGGTGCCCACCGGCGGCGACAAGGTTGATAAGGAGACTGGCGAAATCCTGCCCGCACAGCCCAAGCCCAACAACGTTCTCGATTTCCGCGCGGCTGCGAACAAGTAATAGGAGGAAAACATCATGATCGAAAAGGCTATCAAGTACATCGTCGGCCTCGCGAACCCGAACATCCAGGAAATCAACGGCGAGACCTATTCCGACAAGCCCCTGCACAGGGTCAGTCATAACCCGAAGGCGGAGCCGATCAGCATGACCAGCCTTTCCAGCCTGATTGACTACATCGAGTCCAAGTTTGATCCCCGTGATGGAGCGTTCGTTCACATCGTCAGTCCGACCGAGGTCAAGCTGTATTCCGTGCTGGACATCGAGCGGAAGCGTGAATACCTGGTCAATGTGACCGCGCAGGTGCCGTCATTCCGGTTCAATGAGTTCATCGGCCTCGAAGAATTCTGCATCAACCTTCAGTCGAAGTTTGTTGACAGCCCCGACCGTGCGCTGCTGCTGAAGTTCGCCGGAACGGTGGAAGCTGGCTCCGTTGCTCAGTATGGCGACGACGGCGTGACGCAGAAGGCCACCATCAAGACGGGCGTTGCCTCGAAGGCTGACGCGATGGTGCCGAATCCCGTCGAGTTGCAGGCGTATCGCACCTTCGTTGAGGTGGAACAGCCTGCTGCGAAGTACATTTTCCGCATGAAGCAGAACGCCGCGGGCGGCGTGACCTGTGGCCTGTTTGAGGCGGACGGAGGCGCGTGGAAGATCGACGCGAAGAACAGAATCCGTGACTACCTGATGCGCGAGCTTGAGGACGAGGGCAGCCTGGTCATTATCTCGTAAGCATCGAACCTTTCCGGTGGGTGGTCAAACCGGAATTCCCTGGAGAGGATGAAACAACATGATTATTCAGATTGAAAAACCGGGGACAGGCTGACCGTGGCGACGATCCTCGTCAAGAACGGATACAAGGTCTGGCTTGAAAAGACCAAGAACGGTGGAAAAACCGTCACCAACCTGGTGGCAGAGAGGGCTGGTGGTGCGAATGAATAAGATCATCCTGATCGGCAACCTGACCAAGCCCCCGGAGCTGCGGGCCACGCCCAAGGGCGAGCAGGTGTGCAACTTCGACATCGCCGTCAATGAGAAGCGTGGCGGCCAGGATAACACGCTGTATTTCCGCGTGACTGCCTGGCGGCAGCTCGGCGAGAACTGCGCACGGTATCTGTCGAAGGGCCGCAAGGTGTTCGTCTCCGGGCCTCTGAGCTACCGTACATACCAGGCAGGAGACGGCAGCACCCGCGTGCAGCTGGAAGTGACGGCGGATGACGTGGAGTTCCTTTCCAGCCGCAACGACGAACAGGCCGCCGGTGGCTATGCTGCCCCTGCTGCTCCCGTTCCCGCTCCTGCGGTGCCGAATAGCGGCTACACCGCGGTGGAAACCGATGAACTGCCCTTCTGACGGAGGAATAAAAGATGGAAAAGGACTTGAAGATTTTTGCTTCCCAGATCGACGAGAACGCGCTGATGCAGATTGAGCAGCTGATGGCGCAGCCTGCTTTCGCTGACAGCAAGGTGCGTATCATGCCCGACGTTCACGCCGGTGCAGGCTGCGTGATCGGCTTCACGGCTGACCTGGGGGACAAGGTGATCCCGAATGTTGTGGGCGTTGACATCGGCTGCGGCATGCTGACGACGCAGGTTGAGGGCGTTATGGACTTTGCAAAGCTGGACGCGGTGATCCGTGAGAAGATTCCGTCCGGCATGAATGCCCACGATGAAGTGCACCATCGTTTCTCTGAGCTGGAAGACCTGCGCTGCCGGGAGCACTTGCGCGGTGGCGACTACTTTGAGCGCAGCATCGGCACCTTGGGCGGCGGCAACCACTTCATTGAGGTGGATGTGGACGATGACGGCGACCACTATCTCGTTATCCATTCAGGCAGCCGCAACCTGGGCAAGCAGGTGGCGGACTACTACCAGCGGCTTGCCATTGAGCGCCATTATGGTAGCCGGGAGGAATTCGCCAACCGGCGGAATCAAATCATCCGCGAGCTGAAGGAGCAGGGCCGGGAGAAGGAGATCGGCGAGGCTCTTGCTGCCTTTGAGAATGAACGCAGCAGCCGTGAACGCGATGCCCAATGGGGCATCATACCGAAGCAGCTGTGCTACCTGACCGGGCAGGATCGCCTTGATTATCTTCACGACATGCAGATATGCCAGCGGTATGCTTCGCGCAACCGCCGCATTATGGCGGGGATCATCGTCGATGCAATGGACTGGAATTGCTTGGATGTCTTTGAGACCATCCACAACTACATCGACATGGAAAGCAACATCGTCCGCAAGGGTGCCGTATCTGCCTGGGCTGGCGAATTGCTCCTGATCCCGATGAACATGCGCGACGGCAGCCTGATCTGCCTCGGCAAGGGCAATGACGACTGGAATCAGTCCGCTCCGCACGGCGCAGGGCGGCTCATGAGTCGCATTGAGGCCAGGAAAAATCTGAGCGTCGAGGACTTCAAACAGACCATGAATGGCGTGTATACCACGTCCGTCAGCGCCGACACGATTGACGAAGCACCCTCTGCGTACAAGCCGATGGATGCGATTGTTCCCCTGATCTCCGATACGGTTGAGATTCTGAACATCATCCGTCCGGTCTACAACTTCAAGGCTGCAGAGTGAGGAGGCACTGACAATGCGTGAAATCCTGTTCCGCGGAAAGCTCCACGACGGCAGCTGGTCTTATGGCAACCTGGATGTGAAGCAGACCGGCGTGTGCATCATCACGCCGGACTCCTCCCTGCTTGGCAGCTACGGGCAAGTTAACCCCGCCACCGTGGGCCAGTACACCGGCCTGACCGACAAGACCGGCAAAAAGATTTTCGAGGGTGACGTTGTACAGATGCGCACCAGCGGCTTGTCCGGGCGCGGCGTGATCGTGTTCAAAGACGGCTCCTTTGGGATTGATGACAAGAAACGCAAGCGGTTCTACTACATGTACCATGATGCTGTATACCGCATTGATGGCAACATCCACGACAACCCTGAGCTACTGAAAGGTGGTGCTCCTGATGGAGTCTAATCCCATCCTGTATGTAACCAAAACGGTTCCGATTATGCCCTCGCTTTACGCGCTTCTTATCTGCCATTTCGTTGGCGATTATGTGCTGCAAGGCGATTACATCGCCATGACCAAGGGGATCAATCTATGGCACATGCTTGTCCACACATTCTTGTACATAGTCCCGTTCTGTTTTGTATTTGGATGGTGCTGGCAGATGTATGTGATCTTGCTTAGCCATTACATCATCGACACGCTCAAAGCAAGGTACAAGCTGATCTCATACGCAACAGATCAAGTGCTTCATATAGCATTACTTTCATTGTTCTTTATTTGAAAAAAGATAGGTGGTGATTGAATGGGCAAAGCATCACGGGACAAGGGCAAGCGCTTCGAGCGCGCCCTTGCCTCCCGCTTTCGTGAGTACGGCTACGATGCCCGCAGAACGGCCCAATATTGCGGCAACACGGGCGATGCGTCCGACGTGGTAGGATTGCCCGGCATTCACGTTGAGGCCAAGCACGTCGAAAAAATGAGCCTCTATGAGTGGATGGCGCAGGCGATCCGCGACGCAGAGGCGAGCGGCAGGGGCACCCTCCCCGCCGTATTCCATAAGAAAAACAACGCTGACATCCTCGTGACCATGCGCCTGGAGGACTGGTTCCACCTGTACCGCGAGTTCGAGGCCGGTCACGATCTGAAAGAGAAGGAGACGACTACAAATGAGTAAGGATATTATCATCAGCATCATCTGCCTGGTGCTGGCCCTGGCCTTCGTGGCAGGGTCGATCTACCTGCTGGCGGGCAATCCGGCCCCCATGACGGGCCACATTGACAGCAAGACCTACCACCCGGCATATTTCCCGGTGGATGATGACACGCCCTGGGTGCACGCGCTGGGCATCACGAGCACGGATGGGCGGCAGGCAACGACCTGGATCGTGGACGAGGAGACCTACAACCGCTATTCCGTCGGCGACATGGTGATCCGCGGGAGGAAGTGACGATGGGCAATGTGCACAACCTGATCGGGCGGAAGTTTGACCGCCTTGAGGTTATCGCCCGAGCAGGGTCGAGGGTTCGCCCCGGCCACACGGATGCCCTGTGGCTGTGCCGATGCAAGTGCGGCAATGAGGTTGTTGTCCTTAGCCAGAACCTTCTGCACAACCACAACACGCGCTCCTGTGGCTGCCTCATGCGCGAGGCAAGCTCGCAGCGGATGAAAGCAATTCACAAAAGGAGGTGGGGAGGAAATGACGATGACCAGGCAGCAGGCCCGGCAGCAGGAGCGGCTGGAAAAGAAGCTCGCTGAGAAGGTTGAGGCCTTCCGCAAAACAAACCCGATGGCGGAAACCACGTATCAGCATGGCTTCAATGCAGGCTGGGAAGCAGCTGTGAAGTTTGTCATCAAGGACTGCTACGCGGCAGCGGCCCTCGCAATGCATGACATTAGCCGTTTCGGCACAATCCGAAATCGTCGGCTGCTGAAAAGGATGGACTACTACGTCGTGAACCGCCTGACCACGGAGGAGCTTATCGACGAGGCCCTGCAAAAGGCTGGTGTGGAGATCAACTTTGCGGAGCCGTTTGAGAGGGTGCAGGAGGTGTGAAAGTGTGAATGTCAAGCCGTGCTTCGGAGCGTTTTCTGTCCCGAACCTTGTCATTTATAGCTGCGCCGAATGCGATATGAAGCAGTCCTGCATGGAGGAAGCTGAACGGCACGAAAAGGCAAGGCGTGAGTTTGCGAGGCTGGGGACGACGAAGGCCCAGCACACAGGCCACCCGTGGCCGCCTGAAAGGAGAAAAAAATGAAAATGCGAGTTGTTTCACTGGTACTGGTGCTGTTCATGCTGGCAGCCGTGCTGACCAGCTGCGGCACGGAATCCGAAGCTGGCGAACCGAATCCCTTTGAGGATCGCTTCGCAGTATGTAAAGTAAGCATCTATTTGGAAGTCATCGTAGATAGGCTGACAGGCATTTGCTACCTCTACAATGACAATGGAAGCGACGGAGGCATGACGGTGCTGCTGGACACGGATGGAACGCCGCTGCTGTATGAGGAGGCCTTTCAGCAGGTGTATGGGGGAGGCAAACCATGAATGATTTTGACCTTCTCCCCCGCGGCGTTCTGCAAGGCACGGTGGAGATGCTGCTGACGGATCGCGCGACGCAGCCAGAATCGAAGGAGCTGCTGGAGGAAGTGCTGCGCTTGATCAAAGACACGCCCGCTGCCAACGCGGTGCAGATCGTTCATGCTCATTGGGCCTCTGACAGGTGGTGCAGCCATTGCGGCGCAGAGAAGCTGCACTCGTTCAAGCCGAAAATAGCCAATGTGTTCTGTCACGTGTGCGCTGCGAAGATGACCAAATAGGAGGACAACCATGAAAGCATACCGCGTTGAAAATCAGGCCAGCGGTCACGGTATCTGGCGAAACTTTGACGGCAGCCTCAATCCTGTGTTTTCCAAGCTGAGTGACGGCTTGGCGAAAAACCTCCCCATGCCGGACAGCGACTTCTACCGCTACGGCGGCAAGCAATGGTTCAGCGCCACCGATACGCCTGAGAAGCTGACCGCCTGGTTCAGCCGCCAGGATGTGCTGGAAATGCTGGCGATGGGCTATGGGGTGTGGGAGTTCGAGATCACGAGCTGCCGCGTTGTGAGCGAATACGAGATCGTATTCACCCGCGATTGCATCATATCGCAGAGGGCCATTGACTATTCGACCATCTGGAAGGAGGCATCCCATGCAGAATGACCTGATCAGCCGCAAAGCGCTGCGGCTATCATTGAAACGCCAGAACACCGTGATGATTAGCGGGAAGCAATACATCCTTCTCAGCGCGGCGCTTGAAAAGGTGCGGATCGCTCCCGAGGCAGATGGGAACGGCGACACCAGCGACGGGTACCACACCTTCAACGAGCTGTATGACCACCGGGCGAAGCTGTTCTCCGTGATCGTCCGCAACTACCCCGATCTGTGCTGGAAGGCGAAGCTGCACCACGACTGCACGATGTACGATGGCATGTTCATCGTGGGCATCAACACCCCGGACGGCCAGGCATCCTACCACTACGACATCGACCCGTATTGGGACATGTTCAACTGCAAAGAGCTTGACCGAGCGCCGGAGTGGGACGGCCACACGCCGCAGCAGGCCATTGACAGGATCGCAGCCCTCAACATCCCGGCAAAGCATGGGCTGTGGAAACGGTGCTTCGAGGACTGGCGGCACCAGCTCGAAGGCGATGAGTGCTCCGCCTGTGGTTTCCAGCACTACGGCTCAGCAATCGACCATTATCTATACTGCCCCAACTGCGGCGCGAAGATGGACGCGAAGGAGGAACAACAATGAGTGACCTTATCAGCAGAAGTGCGCTGATGAATTTTGCTCTGAATCATGTCGGCGGGACGATTGATTGCAATGACATTGCAAGATTCCCCGCTGAACCTGTTGTGCGGCATGCGAAGTACATCCACATCGGACAGCGTGTAAAGGGTGGCATCGACTGGTACCAGTGTGACAATTGCTTCGCTCTTGAAAGCGGCGCATATGTTCAGCACCCGTTCTGCTCTATGTGCGGCGCGAAGATGGACGGAGGTGCTTCTGATGGCTGACATGCGATTGATTGACGCGAATGCGCTGGATCTGGAGCCCGACCAGCACAATGCGATGAATGGCGTTCGGTTCGGCGGACGCGGATGCGGGAGAACGGTTGCAATGGTGCAGGTTGCACTGAAACAGATGATTGACAATGCCCCCACTGTGGACGCTGTGGAGGTGGTGCATGGGCGGTGGGGCTATAGGCCATATCGTACCGATACGCACATCACGGTGAGTGGAGAGGTGGTGTGCAGCAACTGCCATGCAGCGTACTTTCGGGTGAGGGGCCATTGGTTCAAGTTCTGCCCTCACTGTGGGGCGAAGATGGGAGGAGCTCGTGCGACGCTGGATGGAGGTGCGGAAGGATGAAAACGCCTGACCTGAAGCCCTGCCAAGCCGTTGCGAGAGGCACAATCCGTTGGAAAGACGATTGGCAGGATGGATACTACGTTTGCCGGGCTGACTGCAACAAGTGTGACCGGCATGCAGAAGCACGAGTTCACAACGATTGCATGGATGGCTTCGTTGAACTTATCACGGAGCGCGATGTAATACGAGAGCTGTGCAGAGGGTGCAAGGAGGTGGAGAATGATGCGTTCGCCTGACAAGATCAAGAAGGGGCTGGAGTGCTGCGGGAAGATCAATGGGGAAGACTGCGGAGTCAAATGCCCCTATGTTTCCCAGCTCAACTGCATCGAGAACAAGGATGAAGATGCCCTCGCCCGCATCCTGCAGCTGGAAGAAGACAAGGTGCGTTCTGAAGCCACCATTACGCAGTTGTCTGGCACTATAAAACACCTTCGTGATGAACAATCCCGCGTCCCCCGCTGGATTCCCGTGGAGGAGAGGCTGCCGGAAGAAAGCAACATGATTGAGGACGGCAAAGGGGGGACATGCTCCGATCTTGTCATTGTTTTTGTCCGAGACGATAACGAAAACACTTTTACCTGTGATGACATAATAGCAAATGGTGAATGGGTAAATTATCCCGCGCCGCTGTTCGATGTCACCCACTGGATGCCGCTGCCTGAGTTGCCGAAGGAGGTGCCTGGTGAAAATGGCAGGCTGTGATTTTGTGATCAAATTCGACTTCCGTCCCTGCCTGGTGGATGGCAGGAATGCCATGTGGCATCGTTGGACGATCCGAGAGGAGATTGTACCCCCGTCGATCATGAAGGGCGGTCACTGCGGCGGGCATGTATCCTGTCTCTTTGCCCTGGTCGAGTATGAGGACGGAACCGTGGCGGAAGTGCTGCCGCACAAGGTACGCTTCCTGGACAGCGCAGCAAAATTCGAGGAATACGACTTTTCTAAGCCGACGAAGGAGGAATAACGCATGTTTCTGTGGGTAGGTCGCACCGTCAACTGGAAGGGCCGCAAGGTGGTCATCGTCCACCGGATCGACAAGAAGTACGTCAAGGTCGCCCTTGCATCCCGGCAGCATATGACCATGATGGTCAAGCGTGAAGACATCACGCCTATTCGATAAGGAGGATACATAAGAATGCAACACCATCACGACCACGCTGAGATCGTTGGCCGCCTGCATGGCGAGATCAACGCGATCACCAACAAGCACGGCGACACGATCTTCGACGGCACTCTGGCCGTGCAGCGTCAGTCCGGCACGTTTGACTATCTGCCCATCAGCATTCCCGCGGAGCTGGTTGGTGGTATGCCTGGTAAGACCATGTGCAGCATGGTCAAGGTGACCGAGCTGTATGGCCGACACCTCCGCCTGCGGGGCGAGCTGAGGTCGTACAACAAGGAGGTGCAGGGCAAGTTCCGGCACTACACAGTAATGCACGTCCAGGAAATCAGCGATGCAGAACAGCCCGCCGACGACAATCAGGTGGCGCTGCAGGGCGTGATCTGCCGCCCGACGGTCTACCGAGAAACGCCCCTGGGCCGGGAAATCTGCGATTTCATGATCGCTGTCAACCACGACCACCGCAGCTCGTACATCCCCTGCATCTGCTGGGGTAGGGCGGCCTTGAAGGTCAGCGCGCTGGAGGTCGGCACGCTGGTCGCACTGAAGGGCCGCTTCCAGAGCCGTGAATATGAGAAGGTGCTGGACAACGGCGAAAAAGAGACCAGGACGACCCACGAGGTTTCCTGCAAGTATGTGGACGTTGTGAAGGTGGTGGAAGAATGGGTGGATGGATCAAAGTAAAAGACCGCAAGCCCGCCCCGAAGGTCACCGTCCTGGCCGTTGTCGGCGTGGGCAAGGGCAGGCACATCGAACTGGCTTGCTGCGGTCACACCCGCAACAGCAAGGACTGGTGGAGCATCACTTACAACAATGTGCTCCCTGCGTGGAGCGTGACACACTGGCAGCCGATGCCTGAGCTGCCGCCGGAGGAATGAAGATGGACAAGCAGGATATGAACCTTCTGAACGACATCCGACTCCTGATCGAGGAGCGCAACGCCTTGCGGGCTGACAAGGAAGCTCTGATCGACGCGCTGCGGCATTGCGTGACGGCCTGCGATCATTGTGACCACAGCTTCACCAAGCCCTGCGACGTGACCCCTGGGCACGAGATGGACTGCACCACCTGCACCGATGTCTGCATCTGCCGGGAGTGCAAGGCGGGCTGCAACTTCAAGTGGATCGGGCGCGTGGAGCTGGGTAAGCACGCAGCCAAGGAGCACCCCCTGCCGGTTGGCGTTCAGCGCTCCATTGAAGAAAACAAAGCACGAAAGAAAGGTGATGAAAAATGACGAACAGTAACCCTACGCAATGCAGCCGCATCCTGGCCTATATGGAGAAGCACGGCAGCGTCACACAACTCGAAGCCCTGACTGAGCTGGGCGTGATGCGCCTTGCCTCCCGCATTTCCAACCTTCGCAAGAGCGGCTATGAGATCGACTGCGAATGGGTGGAAGTGACGAACCGTTTCGGCGAGAAGTGCCGGGTCAAGAAATATAGTTTAGGTGGTGATACAAATGGCAAAGAAACCCGGTGTGATGATCTACTTCGAGACGGGGCACTCCATCAAGGGGCTTGATTACGAAACCAAGGGCCGCCTGTTCGAGGCGATCATGGAGTATGGGGAGCATGGCACCATCCCGCCTATGGACGGCGTTCTGGCGGCGGTGTGGCCCTTTGTTGCCAACAGCATCGACCGGGATTCTGCCAGGTATGAGGAGCTGGTGGAGAAGAAGCGCAAGGCAGGCCAGGCCAGCGCGGCGAAAAGGCAGGCACTTGCTGACAGCAGCCAACAGGTGTCAACAGGTGTTGACGGGTGTCAACAGATTCAACCAACACCAACCCCAACATCAACACCAACATCAACACCAACATCAACACCAGCATCAACTCCAACGGCAACTCCAGCGGGAGCTTCAGCATCAGGGGCAGTAGAACCCACGCGCACCTTTGGCCGTTACCAGAATGTTCTCCTGACGGATACGGAGTTCGACGAGTTGTATGAGGAAATCCGCGACGTTGGCCCTGTGATTGACCGACTCTCTGAGTACATGAAGTCCACCGGCAAGCACTACGAATCCCACGCTGCCACCATCCGCAAGTGGGCTCGTGAGGATGCAGAAAAGCGCGGCCAGCAGAACGCACAGGCCCGCAGGAACAGCGGCAACGTGTTCCTTGACATCGTGGAAGGGGGTGCAGTCTGATGACCAAGAAGGAAGCTGCCACGATCCTGGCAATCCTGAAGGCGGCCTACCCCAACAGCTACAAGAGCATGACCCAGGAGGAAGCCATGGGCACCGTCTCCGTCTGGGCCATCCAGTTTGCAGACATGCCTGCGGACATCGTGCTGATGGCTGTGCATAAGGCGATCAGCGCAAGCCCTTTCCCGCCTGCTATCTCCGAGGTGAAGAACAAGATCAGCTCACTGCACTGGGAGGCATACAGCCTGATGGACGATCGGTCATGCCCTGTACCCTTGCCCAAGCAGGAGAAAGAGGCGGCGGAGCGAATTTACAATGCAACCCAGTCCTACAGATACTCAAAGTGCATCGAGCCGTCCCTGGAGTACATGCTGCATCACGAAGATCAGATGCTCCTCGGCCCTGGCTCAGCGATCAGTGAAGGAGGAAGATAACCATGCTCATGAATGAATACCAGCAGGCAGCAGCGCGCACGATGAATCGTGAGCTGACCTATGAGGAGACCTCTCGCCACGCCCTGCACGGCATGTGTGCAGAGGTGGGGGAAATCCACGGCCTGTATCAGAAGTTCTACCAAGGCCACGAGATGGACGCGGATCACGTCATGAAGGAAGTCGGAGACCTCCTGTGGATGATCGCGGAGTTCTGCACGGCACACGGCTGGAGGCTGAGCGATGTTGCCCAGATGAACATTGACAAGCTGCGCGCCCGCTATCCTGACGGCTTCAACGCCGACAAGTCGCTCCACCGTGTGGCAGGCGATGTCTGATGGATACGGTGCAGGAATACATCGTCGGCAGCGGCCCGCCTCCTGAGTGGTGCAGGCACCGGATGATGATGTTTCAACAGAAGGACGGCTCCATCGGCTTTGAGTTCTTCGGATACATAAGATCGTTCACCCTTTCCCGCGGGGACAGGCTGATCCTGCGGGACGGGAAAATCAAAATCAGAAGGGAGGCAGCACGCTATGAGAGCACAGACATTCCTGGAGCAGATTGAAAAGCTCGACAAGATGATCGAGAACAAGCGGAATGAACGTGAGCGCTGGCTGATGCTGGCGTACAACATAACCGCGGGTGCTGCTCCCGACACGGGCGTGAGGGTACAGTCCTCCGGCGATAAGCAGCGCATGGCAAGTGCCGTGATCAGCAGCGTGGACATCGAGGCGGAGATCGCTGCAACCATCGCCAAGATATTCGAGGCCCGGCAGCAGATCATCGGTGTGATTGAGCAGCTGCCCGTGGAGGAATACGACCTGCTCCACAAGCTCTATGTGGGCGAGGTCATCACCGACAAGGAAGGCCGCAAGCATATCAAGTACATGTCTCTGAAGGAGGCGGCGGTCGCGTTCGATAAGTCCTACTCCACGGTGCGTGGAATCAAGGGGAGCGCGGTGCAGAAGGTGCAGAAGATCATCGACGAGCAGAAGATCGAGCCGGTTGTGGAGCAGATCAAGCGCTGGAATTGCGAAAAAGTGTGAAAAGTTGTACACTTTCAAACATTTTTGTACACGCACAAACATTCAACCCGTGGTATGATGTATCATATCCAAGTGTAGGCCCGTGGCGATCATGCTGCGGGCTATTTTCATACAAACGATGAAGGATGTGGTTACATGGGCAAGCTGAACGACCGCTTCCTAATCCCCACCGTTCTCTGTATTTGATAGCAAGCAAGGCTATTGGCAGGAACGGAAGCGGGCCTGGAAGCAGATCGGGCTCCAGAGTGAAGTGGGCCGGGATGATGCACTGCTCGGCAACGGCATGAAGATGCTTGCGGAAAGGCAGGGCAGCAGCCTGACAGGCACCAGCATATTCGACCCCGTGCTTTGCGAGGTCATATACAACTGGTTCGCCCCCAAAGACGGCATTGTGTTCGATCCCTTCGCAGGTGGCTCCGTCCGCGGCGTTGTGGCTGAAATGCTGGGCCGTCATTATATCGGGATCGACCTCTCACAGAAGCAGGTGGATGCCAACCAAATGAACGCTGACAAGCTGTGCGTGGCTCCGGCCTGGCATTGCGATGACAGCAGAAATATGGATTCATACATACCAGACGGCAGCGCCGATCTGGTTTTTTCATGTCCACCCTATCACAACCTGGAGAAGTACAGCGATCATCCGCTCGACCTCTCCAACATGAATTATTCAGACTTTATCGACGCATACCGCGAAATCATCGCGAAATCCTGCGCCAAGCTGAAGGATAACCGGTTCGCGGTGTTTGTGGTTGGGGAGATACGGGACAGCAAGGGTGCATACCGGGATTTCGTGGGGCAGACGAAGCGCCTGTTCATGGATCAGGGCCTTTGCCTCTACAATGACAGCGTGCTGCTCGAACAGTACGGCACGGCACCCATGAGGGCAGGTCTGGTCTTTGGGTCGCGCCGCAAGACGGTCAAGGTACATCAAAATGTGCTGATCTTCTACAAGGGCAACATCAAGGCGATCCCGGATGTGTTCGACAACGACTTCCAATGGGTTGACCTTGGACGATTTCAATAGAAAGGTGGTGTTGCAGGATGGCAAAACTTTCAGCGAAACAGCAGCTCTTTGTTGACGAGTACCTGATCGACCTGAATGCAACACAGGCTTATATCAGGGCCGGATACAAAAACTTTGATTCGGCAGGGGTTGAGGCAAACAAAACCCTAAATATCCCTAAAGTCAGAGCTGCAGTCGATGCGGCGCTGGCTGAACGTTCACGCAGAACCGGCATCAACCAGGACAGAGTGATCGAGGAGATCGCGAAGCTGGCCTTTGTGAATGCTGCTGACGTGATCGACGTGGATTCCGCGACCGTGCTGCCGGATGCGAAGCCGGAAGACCTGGCCTGCATTCAGTCTGTGAAGATCAAGCGCACGACCAAAGGGAAAAGCGTCATTGAGGAGCGGGAAATCCGCTTCTACGATAAGAAGGGCAGCCTGGAGCTGCTGGGCAGACACCTTGGCATGTTCCGGGATAACGTGCAGATAGATGGTGCTGTACCGGTGATCATTGATGACATCGGCGATTGATAAGGCCAACGGGGTACGCCTGACAAGCATCATCGCAGAGCCTTTCTGGCCTGTTCACCGCGACATCAAGCGGGCCGGGCACGATGAATACTGGCTCGAAGGCGGGCGTGGCTCCACGAAGTCCTCGTTCATCTCCATCGAGATCATCAAGCTGCTCATTGAGCACCCCCAGATGCACGCGATCATCTACCGGCGCGTGGGCAATACGCTGCGCGAATCGGTGTATGAACAGATCATCTGGGCCATTGACCAGCTGGGGCTGCATAACAAGTTCCAATACCGTGTATCTCCGCTGGAAATCCGCTACAAGAAGACCGGGCAGCGCATCATCTTCCGTGGTGCGGATGACCCGATGAAGTCCAAGTCGATCAAGATTTCCTTTGGCTACTTCGGCATTCTTTGGTTCGAGGAGCTGGCGGAGTTCGGGGGCATGGACGACATCCGCACGATCAAGGCCTCCATCATCCGTGGTGGCGACCTGTCCTACACCTTTTTCAGCTACAACCCGCCCATGACGGCCCGCAACTGGGTCAACAAGGAAGCACTTGTCCCCAAGGCCAACCGTCTGACGCACCACAGCACGTATCTGGGCGTTCCGCGGGAGTGGCTTGGTAAAGTATTCATCGCCGAAGCGGAGGCCCTGAAAGCGACGAATGAGCGCGCCTACCGCCACATGTATCTGGGCGAAGTCACCGGCACCGGCGGCCAGGTGTTCAACAACTTGGCAATCCGGGAGATCGCCGACGACGAGCTGAACAGGTACGGGCGGCATTATCTCGGCCTGGACTTCGGCTTTGCGGTTGACCCGGATGCTTATGTGCGCTGGGCGTATGACCCAAGGCTGCGGAAGATCATGGCGGTGGACGAGTTCTACGGCGCAGGCAACTCAATGGAGCGGCTTTCTGGCGAGATGGTGAGTCGCGCAGGCAGGGAGGTCATCCGTGCCGACAACGCAGACCCCCGCATGATCTCGGAGCTGTGCTCCCACGGCGTGGTTGCTATTGGCGTTAAGAAAGGCCCCGGCAGCGTTGAGCATGGCATGCGCTGGCTCCAAAGCCTGGGCGAAATCATCATTGACCCCAAGCGCACGCCGAACATCGCCAAGGAGTTCTCGGCTTATGAGTACGAGACCGACAAGAACGGCGATTTCCTGGCCGCATATCCCGACAAGGACAATCACACCATTGACGCGACCCGCTACGCCCTGGAGGACGTGATGACAGCGGTTGGCACCGTCAAGGCAGCAAGGAGACTGAGATAATGTGCAGACATATCTGGAAGACGATCAACAGCGTGCGCGTCTGTCCGCGCTGCGGGCTGACCGTTAGCCTGATTGACGGCAAGGTGATGCTCGACAAGTCGCTGCCGGGCACCATGAGCCGGAAAAGGAAGGGAACCAAATGAGTGAAGCAACGCTGATCCAGCCGCGGAAAGAGCATCCCGTCCGCAGCAAGCTGGAGAAATACCCGGATTATACCGCTGAGATCGAGGCGCTGGAAAAGGACGGCATCACGGTTGAGCTGCTGCGGCGCATCATCAAAAAGCACCGGAACAATTCCACATACAACAAGGGTCTGATTGATCGGTACGAAGCCCTGGCGGACGGCGTTCCGATCTTTGATCGTGAGCCGCGCTTCGGCGAGGAAGAGGATACCATCAACCACAAGCTGAACAATGACTTCTTTTCCGAGATCATCGACTTCAAAACCGGCTTCTTCGCTGGCAATCCCATCGGCTACAGCTATTCCGACACCGAGGAGAGCCAGGAGGACACCGGAGACACCGGCGACAGCAAGAAGGAGCAGAAAGCGGCCCGCGATGCAGCCAGCAAGGTCATCACCGACTTTGTGACCCGCTCCAACATGTTCGACGTGGACATGGAGTGCACGAAGTTCGCTGCGATCTGCGGCTATGCGGGGCGGCTGTTCTACATTGACGAGGATGGCAATGAGCGCGTGATGGTGGTGCCTCCCAATGAGTGCATCATCCTCTCCAAGACCCGCGACATCACGCATCCGACCTATGGTGTTCGCTATTACGAGATCAAGGACATCAACGACAACAAGGTCGTGAAGGCCGAGTTCTACGACAGCGCCAACATCTACTACTACGAGGGCGGCAGCGAGAGCGACCTTGTGCTGGTAAAGCAGGAGGCCAACCTGTTCGACGGCTGCCCGCTGCAAGGCATCCCCAACAACCTGGAAATGAAGGGCGATGCGGAGAAGGTGCTGACGCTGATCGACGCATACGACCGTGCGCTGTCCGACTCCAACAACGAGTCGGAAGCCTTCGCCCATGCCTACATGATCCTCGAAAACATCCACCTGGATGAAAAGGAAGCCAAAGAGGTGCAGAAGGCCGGTGCCATCGAGATCAGGACTGGCGCGAACGGCGGCAAGGTGTACTTCCTGACCAAGGAGATCAACGATGCCTTCATCGAGCATCACCTTGACCGCCTGGAGGAGAATATCTACCGCTTCTCCAAGACTCCGAACCTGTCCGATGAAGCCTTTGGCACGGCGAGCGGCGTTTCCCTGAAATTCAAGCTGACCGGCCTGGAAACGAAGTGCGGCATGTTCGAGGCCAAGATGATCAGCGCGGGCACCTACATGTTCACGCTGCTGGCGAAGGCCTGGGCAAAGAAAACCATCAAGATTGACCCGCTGCAGGTCGTGATGGACTTCCGCCGCAACATCCCCGTTGATGTGCAGGACGAAGCAGCGAACGTACAGGCGCTCACTGCTGCAGGTCTGCCGAAGCAGGTGGCTTTCGCACAGCTTTCCTTTGTTGATGATGTGGAATACGTCATGCAGCTGATCGAGGAAGAAAAGGCGAAGATTTCTGCTCCGCCCCTGGATGACGGTAACGACGATGACGACGAGGACAAGCCCGTCAAAAAGAAGAAAGCCCCGGCCAATGAGGCTGAGGAAGAATAAACCGAGGTGATGCAGCGTGGCAAAAGACCTTGAATACTACCTGGTGCAGGCCCGCCGCATCGCAGAGCACCGGGAGGAAGGCGCGGAGGAAGCCATCCGCAAGGAGTTCAAGAAGCTCCTGAAAAGCCTGAAATCCTATATCGCCGATGTGCATGAGAAGTATGCAGGGGAAGACGGCACTCTGACCTTTGCTGACCTTCAAAAGGCTGGCTATGATGCCCGCTTCCTGGAGGAAATCGAAAGGCGCATCGCCGTTGCTACCCCCAAGGTGGCGAAGGAGCTGCACCAGCTTGTGGAGGACACCTACGATCTTTCCTATAAGGCCATGATCGAAGGCGTGGAAAAGGCCATGGAGGGTGCAGACCTGGGCGAAACCTTTGCAGATGCCGTGGCAATCACGCCTGAGCAGATCAAGAAGGTCGTCCAGAACCCCGTCATGGATGTGGCCCTGGAAAAGAACCACCGGGACATCGTGTACGACATCAAGCGTGCCGTTGCGGTTGGTCTGATGAATGGTGACAGGTACAACACCATCGCCCAGAAGATCACCGTCGCCCTGGACAAGGAAACCGGCCCCTACAAGAACGCCCTCCTGATTGCCCGCACGGAGGCCCACCGCGTCCGGGAAGCTGGCAACAATGATGCCGCTGTGGCCGTCGATAAGGAGCTCCAGAACGGCACCACGGGCATGCGCGAGGTCAAGACATGGAAGACCATGAAGGACGAGCGCGTGCGCCCACAGTACGTCAGGAAGCGCAAGAGCGGCTGGTCAAAGGGCTTCTCCAACAAGGGAGCCAACCACATGAAGCTGGAAGGCCAGACGGTGCTGGCGGACGAGATGTTCGACCTGAAGGACGGCAACAAGGCCCCCTGCCCCGGCATGAGTGGCGTGGCTGGGCATGACTGCAACTGCCGGTGCTATGCATCCTATGAGATGATGACCGACGCGGAGTTCTTCGCCAAGACCGGCAGGCACTTCCCTGGCTGGAAGGGCGAGGAGAAGAAGGAAGCTGAGGAGTCTGCTTTGACCCGCAAGGAAATGCGGGAGAAGATCAAAGAGGACAAGTCCAGCATTGCAGATGCAAAATCTCGCATGAGGGCCGTGGATCGTGATATTGACAAGCACAATACCACTGATTTTGATGACCTGAAGGGATTGAAAAAATCGGATATTTCTGGTAGAATAAAGGCGATTGAAGATCGGGAAAAAGAGCTTGCCCCGATCATGGATCGGTACTACTACGGAAGGCCTGAACGTGGCACGCCTGAACTCGATGCGTGGCGCGAATGGAGGCGCAGCATTGATGCCACTTCTATCATGGAAGAACAGCTGCGACTTGCCCAAGAGAAGGCGAACCTCCAGAGCCAGCTTCGGAAGTTTGATCGTTATGACGAATGGAAGAAGTGGAAGGCTGACAACCCGCTCGCCGCGCTGCAATCCCAGAAAGCATCCCTTGCTGACGAGATCAAGCGCCTGGAGGATGAAATCAAGGGCTTCGAGGACATCCTGAATGCCAACCCCGTGCTCAATCTGGTGGACAAGCTGGACGAGATGGGCGTTGTGAACAGAGTGGTCAAGAAGCACGCAAAAGCCCTGGCGGAAGACGAGATCATTTCCGCTTTGGCTGGCGGCGACATGACGCGCGGTTCCTGCGCATCCCTGGGCCTTGCATACATGGGCCAGAGGGGCGGCCTGAACGTCCTGGACTTCCGAGACGGTGCAAGCCGAGAATTCTTCTCCAACAGGCTCAACCTGGATTATATTTCAAAACTGCCCGGTGTGAAGACGCTGAGGGAAATGGCGAGATCGTCAACCACGGCGGGCAACCGGCTGCTGAAACATGTGGAGACCGGCAAGGAATACTACTTCGTCACGGGCCGACATGCTGCCATCGTGCGCAAGCTGGATGACGGCACGCTGCAATACCTGGAGCTGCAATCCGCTCGGTACAGCGGGTGGCATAACTTCGACGGCAATCCGCGGTATACGCTGAAAAGCCGCTTCGGCGAGACTTCCGGCTATGACGTGGAGGCCTTCATGATCGACGTGGACTCCTTCAAGGATTCGGACGATCTGAAGCAGCTGCTCGGCTATATCAACACGGAAGACAGTGCACAAAGGAAGGGTCGACATGGCACAATCAAGTGATTTCTACAAGAACAACCCTGGCGACAAGATTTGGTGGGTGAACAACCCCGAAACGGTTGGCGAATGGCTTTTCAGCTTCGACAAGAAGAAGGTGTTCAACATGTTCGCCGACTATCCGCACAACCTGACAGCCGAGCAGAAGGCGATCTTCGACAAGGAGAATCCCTACTGGAAGGAATATTTCAGCGATAGGCAATAAACCCAAGCGCTTTGCATCTGATGCAGGGCGCTTTTCTTATGGGCTGATTGAAAGATCAGTCCTTTTTGTGTTTCCCTTTCGACCGACATCGGAGGTAGATAGTATGTCGAATCCCAACTTCGTCCCCACTTACTCCACGGATGAGATTTACCGTGGCACGGACATGGATCGCTGCCTGAGCGACGACCTGGATGCGCTGGAACAGGGCAAGGCTCCCACGGATCACACCCACCAGGGCTTTGCTGCTGCGGAGCATACTCATGGCGGCTATGCCCCTGCAGAGCATACCCACGAAGGCTACGCTGCCGCTGGGCATACGCACACGGACTTCGCTCCGGCTACTCATGAGCATGCGGGCTATGCAGCTTCCAACCATGAGCATACCGGCTACGCCGCGGCGGATCATTCCCACCTGGGCTATTCCGGCGCAAGCGCCTCTACCTACAAGCTGGTGTATGTCGGCACGGAAGGCAACGACGACAACGACGGCACCCAGGCCGCTCCCATGGCGACGATCAAGGGCGCTATCCGCAAGTATGCGGAGAAGTACAAGTTTCTGGACATCCGGCTGCTGGACGGCACCTACAACGAGGACATCGGCGCAATCGGCACCGACGTTGCCAACCTGTCCATCCGCAGCGCGTCCGAGAACAAGGATGCTGTCACCATCAACATGGCGACCCAGCTCGACCTTAACAGCGGCACCGTTCGTCTGTACAACATGACCCTGAACGTCACGGAAACCGGTGTGCGTGGTATCTCCGTGAATGCTGGCGCGCTGTACGCCTACGGCATCCGCGTCAATGTTCCCACGGCGAGCACCATCAGCTGCGTCAACGTGTACAACGGCTGCATGGCCTTCCTGATGCAGTGCATTCTGAACGCGGGCACCGCTGCCAACGCTGGGGCCGCCGTTTACGGCAATCAGGCCCTTCTGATCAAGGCCATCGGCTGCACCAGCGAGCGGAAGGTGAACGTCGGATTCCATGCCCACAACGGCACCGACATCTGGTACACCGATACCATCACGGCCACGACGAAGACCAAGGAGACCTACTACGGCAAGTGCGTGGCTCGCTGAAGGGAATGATGAATCATGGATAAAAAGCAGAAAACCCCTGACGTGAACGTTGTGCTGACTCGTGAGGGCGCAATCGTCAACGGCAACAACGATGTCCTGGCTGGCATGGTCTCGGAGCTGGGGAAAGGCACGCTGGGCCGCATGCAGCTCGGCGAATGAACAAGGAGTGAGTCGGAATGGCTTCTTATGAGAAACAGGGATTCCGCGACGGGCAAAAGCTGCACGCGCGGAATCTTATCAAAATAGAAAACGGCCTCATTCAGGCCATCACCGATATTCAGGCCAACGGTGCATCTCTGGACGCGGTGAAGAAGCGCGTGTCTGATCTGGAAAACGCCGATTACAGCGGTGTGGACGGCCTCTACGTCGACCCTGAGACCAACATGCTCTACCTGACGGAGAAGGGCGAGATCGTCTCCGAGGGCATCCAGCTGCCCAAGGGCGGCGGCGGTGGCGGCGCTGTGGAGAACAACGCAGTGATGACCCTGACCAACACCTCCGGCTTCCTGGCGAAGACGGTGGCTGCTGGCGGCTCTTGCCCGGTCACGCTCACATGGTCGTCCATGGAGGATAACATCTCCACCGGCAACGGCGTGCTGACCATCACGGTGGGCGGCGCTGTGAAGTTGACCCGCGAGGTCGAGCAGGGCGAACTGAGCCTTGACCTGGGCAGCTATGTGACCGCGGGCAGCAACAAGGTGAAGGTCTCCGTGTCCGATGCATACGGCAACACCCGCTCGATCTTCTATACGATCACGGTTGTTGCCGTGTCCCTTTCGTCTTCCTTCGACGCGACCAAGGCATACACGGGCGAGATCATCTTCCCGTACACTCCCGTGGGCGCGGTAGAGAAGACTATGCACTTTGTACTGGACGGCAAGGAGATCGGCACGACGGTGGTTGCATCCAGCGGACGCGAGCAGGGCTTCACGATCCCGCAGCAGGCCCACGGTGCGCACGATCTGCGCGTGTGGTTCGATGCTGTGGTTGAGGGCGAGACGGTCACGTCCAATGTGCTGCATTACAGCCTGATCTGCACGGTGGAAGGCAACACCACCCCGATCATTGCCTGTGCCTATGACAAGGCTGCTGTGAACCAGTACGACACCCTGCAGATTCCGTACATCGTGTATGACCCGGCGAGCCTGACGGCGGCTGTGGAGCTGTATGCGAACGGCCTGATGGTGAAGACGCTGACGGTTGACCGCAAGCAGCAGGTGTGGAACTACCGCATGATGGAGCCCGGCATCATCCCTCTGAAGCTGGTGTACGGCTCCGCGAAGTGGGAGCACTCCATTGAGGTTGCAGCGGTTGACATCAACGTCAGCGCGGAAACCAGCGGCCTGGAGCTGGCCCTTTCCAGCAATGGCCGCAGCAACCTGGAAGCGAATCCCGACACCTGGGAAAACAACGGGATTGCGGCCAACTTCACGGGCTTCAACCTGGTCTCCGACGGCTGGCAGCAGGACGAGGACGGCATCACGGCGCTGCGCGTGACCGGCGATGCCCGCCTTGAAATCCCGATGAAGCTGTTCGAGACTGATTTCAGCTCCACCGGCAAGACCATCGAGCTGGAGTTCGCGACCAGGAACGTCCTGAATTATGATGCCGTGATCCTGTCCTGCATGAGCGGTGGCCGCGGCCTGGAGATCACCAGCCAGAAGGCGACGCTGACCTCTGAGCAGAGCACCATCGGCACGCAGTACAAGGAAAATGAGCATGTGCGCCTGTCCTTCGTGGTGGATAAGAGCAACAGCACCCGCTTCATCTACTGCTACATCAACGGCATCCTGAGCGGCGTGCAGCAGTACCCCGCGGGCGATGACTTCTCCCAGGCTGCGCCGGTGACCATCTCCGTCGGCAGCAACGAGTGCACCATCGACCTGTACAACATCCGCGTGTACAATAACCCGCTGACCCGCTTCCAGGTGCTTGACAACTGGATCGCGGACACGCAGGACGCGGAGCTGCTGATCGACCGCTACACCCGCAACCGCATTTATGACGAATATGATCAGGTGGTCAAGGAGAATCTGCCCAAAGACCTCCCGTACCTGGTCATCATCTGCCCGGTGCTGCCGTCCTATAAGGGCGACAAGAAGACCTGCTCCGGCTACTACGTCGACCCTGTGCATCCTGAGAGGTCGTTCAGCTTCAAGGATGCGGAAATCGACGTTCAGGGTACGTCTTCGCAGTATTACTACGTCAAGAACTTCAAGATCAAGTTCAAGGGCGGCTTCATCCTGACCGACGGCACCACCGTGGAAGTCTACCAGCTCAATGACGACGTGATCCCGACGGACACCTACACCTACAAGGCGGACGTGGCATCCTCCGAGGGCGCGAACAACGTCGTGCTGGCTGAGCTGTACAACGAGCTGTGCCCGGTCAAGACTCCGCCCCAGATTGCGGACGAGCGGGTGCGTCAGACCATCGACGGCCATCCCATCGTCATCTTCTGGGACAGCGGCGACGGCAATCCGACCTTTGCGGGCAAGTACAACTTCAACCACGACAAGGGCACCGAGGAAGTCTTTGGCTTCAAGCAGGGCGATGAATCGTGGGAAATCCTGCAGAACGGCACGGATCGCGTCGGCTTCCACAGCGCGGACTTCTCCGGCGATGCATGGAAGGCTGACTTCGAGGGCCGCTACCCGGACAAGAACACCGACACCGCCAAGCTGGCTACCCATGCGGCGTGGCTGGCTTCCACCGATACGGAGCAGGCAACCGGCGAGGCAATCACGGCGGTCACCTACGACGGCGTGGAATACACCACCGATTCCGCGGAGTACCGCCTGGCGAAGTTCAAGGCAGAGCTGCCCGCGCAGGCAAGCGTGCAGGCGCTCGTGTTCTACTACGTTTTCACCGAGGTCTTCCTGTGCATCGACCAGCGCGAGAAGAACGGCTTCCCGACGCTGTTCAATGCGCTGAAGCTGTGGATGTGGCTGTTCTACGATGCAGACTCCTCCCTGGGCACGGACAACAAGGGCAACCTGGCCTTTGACTACTACCTGGAGGACATCGACTTCACCGAGGCCGGAGAGCCGGTCTACAACGGCCAGAACAGCGTCCTGTGGGCGAACCTGCGCCGGGCCTATGCAGCAGAGATCGAGGCCGAATACAAGCGCCTGCGCACCGAGCTGCGCGCTGACGGCAGCGGTGATCCTCTCCTGAGCTATGATGTGGCGAACCGCTACTTCGAGGAGCATCAGAACAAGTGGCCCGAGGCTGTGTTCAACGAGGACGGCTTCAAGAAGTCCATCGAGCCGATGCTGCTCAAGGGCGATGGCCTGTATCTGCCGATGCTCCAGGGCAAGAAGGAGCAGCACCGCAAGTGGTGGCTGTACAACCGCTTCCGCTACCTGGATTCCAAGTACAACACCGGCACGTCCATGACCAACCGCATCACCATCCGCGCCCATGCCAAGGCCAACGTGAGCATGACTTCCTATGTGAACATGTACGGCCATGTGTATTACAACGCGGAGCTGGCCTCTGAGCGCATGCACCGCGGCGTGGAGTATGAGTTCCCGTGGGCCGCTTCCGGCGCTGAGGATGCCGTCATCGGTATCAACGACGCGGACATGCTGACCTCCATCGGCGACCTTTCCGCCCTGATGGTGGAGCTGGTGGACATCTCCAAGGCGATCCACCTGACCAGCCTGAAAGTGGGCGACAGCGCGGCGAGCTATTCCAACGGCAACCTGAAGACGCTGACCCTGGGCAACAACGTGCTGCTGCGCTCCCTGGATGTGCGCAACTGCCCGAGCCTGACGGATGCCATCGACGCGAGCGGCTGCACCAACATCGAGGAGGTCTACTTCGACGGCACCGGCATCACCGGCCTTTCGCTGCCCAATGGCGGCGTGCTGAAGAAGCTGCACCTGCCTGCGACCCTCGCCAACCTGACGCTGCTGAACCAGCAGAACATCGAGGACTTTGTGCTGCCTTCCTATTCGCAGATCACCACGCTGCGCATTGAGAACACGCCCGCTGTCCCGACGGCTGACATCCTGGCGGCGATCCCGGCGAGCTGCCGCGTGCGCCTGACCGGCCTTGACTGGACGATGGACGACGCTGAGGCTGTGCTTGCCCTGTATGACCGCCTTGATCTGATGCGCGGCCTGGACGAGGGCGGCAACACGGTTGACAAGGCCCAGGTCTCCGGCGTGCTGCACATCGAGGAGCTGACCGGCTCCCAGCTGGCAGACATGCAGAGCCGATACCCGTACATCACCATCGACTACAAGAGCATTGTGTCGAACCTGTACTACTACTCCGACGACGGCAGCACCCTGCTGGCGATGGAGGGCATTGAGAACGGCGGCGACGGCAACTACACCGGCAGCACTCCGACCAAGGCATCAACCGCGCAGTACACCTACGCCTTCGCGGGCTGGAGCCTGACTCCTGGCGGCGCTGCGGATGCCAATGCCCTGCTCAATGTGACGGCAGATCGCAACGTGTACGCGTCGTTCACGGCTACGGTGCGGACGTACAGCGTGTACTTCTACAACGGCAGCAGCCTGCTCCAGACGGTCAACAACGTGCCCTACGGCGGCAGCGCGACCTATACGGGCAGCACTCCGACCTACACCGGCACCGATGCGGATGATTACGAGTTCAGCGGGTGGAGCCCTGCACCGACGGGCATCACCGGCAATACTTCCTGCTATGCGCAGTTCAAGTACAACGGCTATGTGTACACCAAGCTGATTGATCGCAGTATCACGGAGTACGAGAGCGAGAGCTTGACCGTCGTGGGTGACTATGCTTTTAGTCAATGCAAGAACCTTACTTCGGTTAGCTTGCCGAATGCAACGACGCTCAAGACACAATGTTTCTACTATTGCAAAAAGCTGGAAAGCGTGAGCGTGCCTTCTGTGACAGATGCTGGCGAATATGCGTTTGGCAATAACTATAAACTGACGATAATCGACATGCCATCCTTGGAGACCATACACTCCAAACAGTTCTCAAATTGCACTGCTCTTAAAGCGTTGATTCTTCGCAGTGAGACGATGGTCACCATGACCGGCAGCAATGTTAATGGCCTGGGTACGCTTAATTACCAGGCCTATATCTACGTGCCGACTGTTCTTATGGAGGCTTACAAGGAAAGTTGGACGTGGTATGGAGAAAACAACAGGTTCCGTGCCCTGGAGGATTACACCGTGGACGGTACGACCACCGGCGAGCTGGATGAAAGCAAAATCTAAGGAAGGAGGGAAAGCTGCATGAGTACATTTGTAAATACCGTTGATTTGGTTGGCGATGAGGCTTTGACCAACAGCATCATTGACCGCAGCATCACGGAGCTGGCGGATAACATTTCGACCACCATCGGAAGCAGCGCATTTCGTGGATGTAATGCCTTGACAACGGTCAACTTCCCGAATGTGACCTCCGTCGAAAATGCTGCCTTCTACGAGTGCACCGCCCTGACCAGGGCTGACTTTGCCTCCTGCGTTGTATTTAATAACAACGTCTTCTACGGGTGCAAGGCCTTGACGGCTTTGATTCTGCGCAGCGCGGCGGTCTGCACGCTCGTAACCACGTCCGCGTTCAGCCAAAGCAGCCTCGCCCCCGGCATCGCCACCGGCTACATCTACGTGCCGCGCGCCCTGGTGGACACCTACAAAGCGGACGAAAAGTGGAGCTATCACGTCAACCAGATTCGCGTCATCGAGGACTACCCGGAAATCTGCGACCCGTACACCTGGGAGTCGGTATTCAGGGCCATCGACAGCGGCACCTACGCCTCCGTGTACAAGGTGGGCGACATGGTGCCCCTTGACCTGGGTGACGAGGGCATTGTCAACATGCAGATCGCGGGCATTGACGTGGACGACAAGGCGGACGGCTCCGGCAAGGCTCCGATCACCTGGATCAGTAAGGAGCTGCTGAATACGGGCCAAAGGTGGAATCCAGACCTTGTGACCAACGACGGAACTCGCCAGGAAGGCACCGGCGCGGTTGGCGGCTGGGAGAAGTCGGAACTGAGGGCGTATATGCAAGACACCATCAAACCGATTATCCCTGAGACGGTGCGCAACAGGCTGGTGTCTGTAAGCAAGACGCAGCTCGCCTATGACACGGCTGGCACCCAATTCACGCAGACGACCGCGGACGATGTGTGGGTTCCGAGCAACGCAGAACTCTTTGGGGGAAGCAGTTTGTATTATCCGCTGTTCGAGGATAGTAATGAGAAAAGAATCAAGTGCAAAGTCGGCAAATCGAGTGGTTCTGATTGGTGGCTTCGCGATGGCTCTAATGTATCGTACGCGTTGTGCACCACCAAATATGGCGCTATAAACTACTATGCTTTCTCTTATGTCAAAGCAACGGCGCTGGCTCTCGGCTTCTGCACCTGACGAAAGGAGAATGACCCATGAACGATCTGAAAATGATCCTGACGGACGGCACAGAGCTGTCCCTTGACGCATTCGGCCTGCCCATGCACGCCGTGATGACCTTGTGGACGGAGGAGAAGCTGCTTTCCATCTGGAAGCAGCTCACTCCCCTCAACCTGGGCACGGTGGACATCCAGCAGGACGGCGTGACCGTGTTCAAGTTTGCGGGCGGTCAGCTCGACGGTGTGCAGACCGTGACCAACGGCAACGGCAGCATGACCGTGCACTTCTACATGTCCGGCGTGCGACTGGAGACCGGCACCGACACCGATCAGGAATACGTGACCGCGGCGAAGATCATGCTGGGCGAGGAAGAAGGCCAGCATGATGTGCTGCCCGAAGGCGAGGAGGCGTGAGCATGAGCATCATTGAACGCGCCCGGCAGCTCCGGGCAGTCATTGAGCAGAACGCCCAGACGATGACCGACGCTGCGGCGCTGGAAACCCCTGAGCTGTTTCCGTATTGGAAAGAGTTGACGACCTACACCACCGGCCAGCGCGTGCGCTACGGCGACGTGCTGTACAAGGTGCTGCAGGATCACACCTCGCAGGCCGGGTGGAATCCCATTGCGGCCCCCAGCCTGTTTGCCAAGGTGCTGATCCCGGACGAGGACACGATCCCCGCCTGGGAGCAGCCTGACAGCACCAACCCCTACATGAAGGGCGACAAGGTGACCCATGACGGCGTGACCTGGGTGTCTGACATCGACGGCAATGTGTGGGCTCCCGGCGTGTATGGCTGGTCGCCCCTGATCTGATCTGTTCCTTCCGCCGGAAACGGCGTTGGAAAATATGATGTCAAGGAGTGGTGAACCATGAAACTGAAAATCCGGTATCCCTGCTGGAGGTGGTAGCGAATGCCTGAAGTGATCGACAACCTGGAAAGCACCGACACCACCGCGGCGCTTTCTGCAAACCAGGGCCGCGTGCTGCGTGAGATGATCGAAAACGTGGCAACCGAAGCGGACATTGACGCGATCTTCACCGAACCGACCGTATAAGAAGGAGAAAAGAACTATGCTTATCAATCTTTCCCTGCTGACTCGTTTCTGGCAGAAGGCCAAGGCCTACATCGACAACGCCCTGAACGGCAAGTCCGACACCAACCACATGCACGACTATTCCGAGCTGATGTCCCTGCCCACCATCCCCACCACCGTGGCGGAGCTGTCTGACGCGGGCCAGTACGCCAAGAAGGCCGACATGACCAACGTCTACAAGTACAAGGGCTCCAAGGCCACCAAGGCCGAGCTGCCCGCCTCCGGCAATACCGCCGGTGACGTTTGGAACGTCGAGGCCGACGGCATGAACTACGCCTGGAACGGCACCGAGTGGGACAACCTGGGCACCATCCTGGAAGTCGCCACCGAAGCCCAGATCGACGCGATCTTCGCCTAATCGGAGGGATAAGGTATGGCGCTTATCAATCTCGAAGGGCTGTCCCATTTCTGGGCGAAGCTGAAGCAGCAGCTTGACAGATCGGCAAGCGCCGACCTTTCCAATGTGAGTGCTGCTTCCTTCGCTCAGAAGATGCGCGAGGCTGAGCTTGCTTCCATCTACACCGCCGACTCCGCTGACGGCGTTGCCTACACGGTGACGATTCCCGGCGTGACGGAGCTGCAGCACGGCATGCGCATCATGATCAGCCCCAGCCGCAACTCCGCCTCCACGACTCCCACGCTGGATGTGAACGGACTTGGCGCGCACGGCATTCGCCTCCCGCTGTCCTTCAATAACGTGGCGACCACGATGCCTCGCCTGGCAACGTTCTTCTCCGCTGGCAAGCCTCTGCTGCTGATGTACGACGCGAACTATGCGCACGGTCAGTGGAAGGCTGTGGAGAAGCCCCGCGTTTCCGCGCAGGACTTGTACGGCACCGTCCCCGTGGAAAGTGGCGGCACGGGTGCAACTACGGCTGAGGGCGCTCTGGAAGCGCTCGGCGCGGTCAGCCAGCTCGAATTCGACGAGGTTGTGACCGAACTGAGGAACAAGATCGCAGCGCTCGAAGGTAACTCCTGACATCATGACATCAGGGCACCATTCATTCGGATGGTGCCTTTTCCTATGGAGAAGTACCCAAGTGGTGAAGGGGCCTGTTTGCTAAACAGGTAGGGCGGGCAACCGCCGCGGGGGTTCGATTCCCTCCTTCTCCGCCACATGCGGTTGTAGCTCAGCGGTAGAGCAACGGACTTTTAATCCGTGGGCCGTGGGTTCGATCCCCACCAGCCGCACCAGGGGAGAAAAAGAGGCCGGTACCAACGGCAACGCACGGGGCGTAACCCGTCTCCCCACATGCCGTCGTAGAGAATTGGCATATCATCCTGATTCAAAATCAGGCGTTTGTGGGTTCGACTCCCACCGACGGTACCACCACGGGCCGGGAACCCCGTGGATCTTCTTGCGCCTCCTTTCATATAAGCCGTGGCCTGTAAGCAGCGGCTCCGTTCCCTGTTCTATAACATAGAACACAGCGGCCCCAGTGCAATTCTGGCAGGGCATTGACTTCGGTGGACGCAGGCAGGCGGACTCATTTCGTGGACGCATGGCTGTGTACTCATAAATATGTGGGCCTGTGAGAACACAGGAACTCAAAAACAAGGAGGAATCCCAATGTCTGAAGCAGCAACGACCAACACCCCGGCGACCAACACTCCCGCGGCAGAGCAGTCGACCAATACGGCGGCCAGCAATTCTGCGGCAGAGCAGCAGCCCCAGGGCGAGAACAAAGGCAGCAACATCGAGGAGCTGATCCAGAAGGCCGTCGATAGGGCGACCAACAAGCTCGGCAACGAGAACAAGAAGCTGCGCGGCGAGATCGAAAAGCTCCAGAAGGCCAACATGGATGCTGACGAGCTGAAAAACTTCGAGCTCTCCGAGAAGGAAAAGGAGATCGCTGAACGTGAGAAGGCGCTGACCGAAAAGGAAAACCGCCTTATCGCCATCAAAGCGATCAAGGAAGCCGGTCTGGACGACGGCAGCGATGCTTCCCTTGAAATCGTCGATCTCGTCATGGCCGAGGACGAGAAGGGCATCAAGGAGCGCGTCACCGCCCTCAACAACCTGGTCACCCGCCTGGTTAAGTCCCAGGTCGAAGCTCGTTTCAAGGATGCAGGCCGCACCCCTGGCGTGGGCACCGACACCGCCTCCAATGCTGGCGGCGAGCACGACTACGCCACCCGCAGCGGTAAGAATGCTGCTGCGGTCAATCAGAAGTCTCGGTCTATTCTCGACTCTTATGGACTCGGAGGTAAATAATCATGAAATTTGCTACCCATGCAGTGACTCCCAAGAAGGAAATCCTGCACAACGACCATTACATCGCCATTCCTTTTGACTGTTCCGGCATCCAGGCGAACGATCAGGGCATCATCCCCGCTGGCACCATCGTGCCCACCAATGACGCGAATGCCATCGGTGTCCTGCTGTCCGATGTCGTGAAGGCGGACGACCCCAACGGCACCGCTGTCATCCACGGCTTCATCAAGAAGTCCAAGCTGCCCGTGGCTCCCGCTGAGGGCGTGTCCATCCCCATGATCAAGTTCATGGACTAATCTGGTAACAGGAGGAAAACAACATGAAACTGCATAACGTTTTTAACGCGAAAGCGATTGCTCTCAACTATACCGAAGCTGCGAGCAACAAGCAGGCATACCTGGGCGGCGGCTTCTTCCCCGATCAGAAGAAGGCTGGCCTCGATCTGAAGTGGTTCAAGGGCCACCGCGGCGTGGCTATGTCCCTGATGCCTTCTGCCTTCGATGCGAAGTCCACCTTCCGTGACCGCGTGGGCATCTCCTTCGCTGAGACCAAGATGCCCTTCTTCCGCGAGTCCATGCTGGTGAAGGAGGAAGACGAGCAGGAGATCATGCGCTGCAAGGATTCCAACGATCCTTATGCCGCCGCCATCCTGGACAACATCTTCGACGATACCCGCACCCTGGTGGACGGCGCGAACGTCGTGCCTGAGCGCATGCGCATGCAGCTGCTGGCTCCCCTTGAGGGCAACGTCGGCATCGAGATCGCTGCCAACGGCGTGAACTACGCCTACAACTACGACCCTGAAGGCACCTGGAAGAAGGAGCACTTCATGAAGATCGAGTCCGCCGGGGACATGTGGAACGCTCCCGAGACCTGCGATCCCCTGGCTGACATCGAGGCCGCCCTGGATAACCAGGAAGCTACTTCCGGCAACCGTCCCGAAGTGCTGCTGATGTCCAAGGCCACCTTCAAGATGATCAAGGATTCCAAGCGCGTCCAGTCCGGCGTGCTGGCCCAGAACGTGACCGCCAACGTCTTCTACACCGACGCGCTGGTGCAGAATTTCGTGCAGGATGCGCTGAACATCCGCATCGTCATCTACACCAAGAAGTTCAAGGACGAGGCTGGCGACACCAAGGCCTTCTATCCCGACAACATCATCATGATGCTGCCCAACGGCTCCGTCGGCAAGACCTGGTACGGCACCACTCCTGAGGAGCGCACCCTGGCCGGTTCCGGCGAGGCCAACGTCGCCATCGTCAACACCGGCGTGGCCGTCGCTGTGACCATCACCAGCGATCCCGTCAACACCAAGACCACCGTTTCCGAAATCGTGCTGCCTTCCTTTGAGCGCATGGACGAGTGCTACGCGCTGCAGGTCGTCAGCGAGTAAGCGGAAGCGAACAACCACATGAAAGGAGGGCGCTGACATGCCCAAGTTTGGTTACGCTGTGAAGTACAACGGCAAGTATTATCCCGCTGGCGCTGACATCCCTGAAGTCGCTCCGGCGGAGGAAACCCCGTGGAAGTACGAAGGCCCGGAGACCTCCGGCGAGGAAGCCGCGCAGAAGGCCGCTGAGGCCGCACAGGAGCCCGCGGAGGAGGAAACCGAAGCAACTGCCGAGGAAGAAGTGGAGGCCCCTGAGAAGGCCACCAAGCGCCGCAAAAAGGGTGATGCGTGATGAACGCTGACATCCTGAAAGCGACTGACATCCCCGTCACCGGCGACGCAATGGCCGTGCTGCAAGCGGAAGCGGCCCTGGACTGGATGCTGGAGCACACCACGCTGACGTTCCGCAAGGACGACGCGGAGAGCATCAAGGCGCTTCCTGCATGTGCGAAGCTGTTCGTGGTCAAGTATTCCGAGGCACTGAGCCTGCGGGAGGGCGTAGCGAGCCAGAGCATCGAGGGCCTGAGCATGTCGTTCGACACGACGAACAAGGCCAACCTGCTCTGGCAGCTCGCCCACAACCTGCTGGATGGCTACCTGAAATCCACTGTGCGGGTACACCCTGCCAAGAGGCGGTGGTAATCCGTGGGCATGAAGGTGAAACACACCACCAAGAAGGACGGCTTCCCCGACATGATCAAGAACCTGGAGATGATCAAAGGAAGCGGCATTGAAGTCGGCGTGATTAAAGGCGAGCACAAGTGGCTTGCTGGAATCCACGAATACGGCTGCAACATCGAGGTTACGCCTAAAATGCGGGCCTATCTGCGAGGGCGTGGGTTGTACCTCAAAAAGTCGACCACGCACATCCATATCCCTGAGCGCGCCTTCCTGCGCACCGGCTACGACAAGAACCGTGCTGCTGTGATGGCGAAGGCCACCAGGCTCCTGGGCGATGTGGCGGCCGGGAAAATGACTGCCCGCGGCTGTCAGCAGGCGGTTGGCATGGAGCTGTCCAGCAAGATCAAGGATCACGCGGTCGGCATGCCTCCCGGAAACAGCGGTTTCACCATCGCCAACAAGGGCAGCAGCAACCCGCTCGTGGATACCGGCGACATGATCGGCGGCATCTCCTGGAGGAAAGCGAAATGAGCAGACAATACTTTGATTTTTCCGGCCTGATCCTGGACTTCTCCAACAAGTTCGAGGTCATCACCCACGCGGATGGTGGCTATGACGAGGCGGGGGACTGGAAGGACGGGCAGGAGGTGCGCGAGGAAAAGACTGGCGCGATCATCGCCTACAAGGAAAGCAAGGTGTTCCGCTCTGAGGGCAAGATCACCAAGAAGGACAAGCGGCTGTTCATGCAGCAGCCGCTTCCTGATGCCCTTATGGGCGCGTCTGTGGTCTACAAGGGCCAGAAGTACATGATTGAATCCGAGCATGAAAATGCCGAATTTACGGGCGTGTACAGCTACTTCCTGCGGTACGACAGCGCCTTCGGGGAGGTATCGTCCAATGCTTGACCTGCATTCCATCCGGGCCACGCTCTTTTCCGGGCTGAGCAATCACCTGGGCATCAAGATGATCCGCAGCGATCAGACCGGCCCAGCGCCTGCCTATCCATACGGAACGGGCAAGGCGACCACGCCAGCAGCGGCTAACAAAGGCACCTGGCAGCAGCACGAGGACGGCATTGACCGCCTCATGGTGCGCAGCATTTGGAGCCTGTCATTCCTGTCAAAAGACTATGACGAGAGCGTCATGCTGGCAACCAAGGCGATGGAGTGGATCACCCACACCGGGCGCGTCTGGCTGTCTGATCACGGCATCACCGTGCAGAGCGTGACCGACATCACCAACCGGGACAACATCTTGACCATGGGCTACGAAAGCAAGCATGGCTTCGATGTTGTCCTTTATGTTTACCTCGAAGCGGAAAATCCGTCGGCAACGACGGGCTACATTGAGACCGTGCAAGTCTCTCATGAACTGAAAACCTAATCAAGGAGGAATATCTCATGGCTTATGACGTGAAGGTACACATCGACCTTGCGAAACCCATCGGCCAGCTCGGCTTCGGCGTTCCGCTGATCCTGCTGGAGAATGCGGACGCTGATGTCGAGTACACCGTGGTCTCCAACACCGACGAAATTGTTGAGGCGGGCATTGCCAACACCAGCATCGCCTACAAGGCCGCGCAGCTGCTCTACTCCCAGGCCAATGCGCCCAAGCAGATTGCCGTATGTGCAACCACCGGCGCTGCTACCGCTGCCCTGGCTGATGCTCTGCTGGTCGATAAGGGCTGGCGGCAGCTGATCGTCGTCAACGCGGGCGAGGCTGCCAGCACTCCTGCTGCCATCAGCCAGCTGGTTGAGGCGATGGACGGCAAGCTGTACTTCGCCGGTCTGCCTGCGGACGACAGCACCGAGATCACCGTGTCCGGCCTGCGCCGCACCATCCTGTTCTACTGCACCCCGACCGCTGACTGTCCCGTCCCCGTGGCTGCTCTGGTCGGCGAGACTGCGGGCCGCGCTGCCGGTTCTTTCACCTACAAGAACCTGATCCTGTCCGGCATTCCTGCGCAGGATTTGACCGAGACCGAGATCGAGGCGATCCATGCCAAGGGCGGCATGACCTTCGTCTCCAAGGCTGGCGACAACGTGACCAGCGAGGGCAAGGTGGCCGGTGGCGAGTACATCGACATCATCGACTGCGAGGACTACATCATCCAGCAGCTCGCTTACAAGACCCAGAAGGTGCTGAACAACGCCTCCAAGGTCGCCTTTGACAACAACGGCATCGGCCTGCTGGAGAGCGTGGCGGTTGACGTGCTGCAGAATGCCTACAACCAGGGCATGATCGTCACCAACACCGACGGCACTCCCGGCTACAAGGTGTCCTACGCCAAGCGCGAAGACACCAGCGAGACCGACCGTGCCAACCGCACCTACCTGGGCGGCAGCTTCTCTTTTGCTCTGACCGGCGCGATCCACGAGGTCGAAATCACCGGCAGCATCACTGTGTAAGGAGGTAAAAAGGCATGAACGTTGCAACCTATGATGCGAAGGATACGTCCATCATCGTCAACAACACCTACATCACCGGCCTGGGTGAGGACATGATCTCCGCCGAGAAGGACGAGGACTTCTTCTCTGCCTCCGTCGGCGCTCAGGGCGATGTGGTCAAGTCCCAGATCAACAACACCCTGGGCACCGTGACCATCACCATTCAGTGCACCAGCCCTCAGAAGCAGTTCCTTATGGGCCTGGCGAAGGTGACTGAGCCCTTCCCGCTGTGGTGCATCAACAAGAAGCTGGGCGAGCGCGTTGGCGGCACCAAGGCGAACCTCAAGAGCTTCCCTTCCATCGAGCGTGGCGCTGAGGCCGCTGACATGGAGTTCGTGTTCACCGTTTTCGACCTGACCGTCGAAGGCACCAACTAATCACCACGCCGGGGGCGATGACCGCTCCCGGCTTTCAACTTTGACCTAAAATATGAGGAGGAATATCAAAATGGCTACCAGCAAGTTCTATCAGGTTAAGAAGGAAATCGGCGGCAAGGAATACATCGCGCAGTTCGGCGGCATCTCTCTCGCGCTGAAGGCGCTGGACTCGTCCTACATTGAGGGCACTTCCAACACCAGCGTGGAAAAGCTGGCCGAGTATCTTTTCGAGCATGTCATCGTCGAGCCCAAGGGTCTGACTCCTGACGACTTCGACAACCTGGAAGATTTCAACAAGGTCATCTCTTTCGCCCGTGGCGTGATGCAGGGTGATTTTCGAGAGAAAACTGACGAAAACGCAGCTGCGAAAAAGGGCGGAAAGTAACTGGAACTTGTGGCGGCTTGTACTGTCTGACCGAGGCTTCGACTATCAGACGGTGTTTGGTAAGCCCTTCATGTCGCCTCAAGATGTAGACGAGGCAAACATCGCCTTGGACATGCAGATTGAGGCGGAAAAGCGCGCGGCGAAGAAGAAGCGGTAGGCATGACCTGCCGCTCCTTTTTCTCGTCCGCGAGCAAAGGGGGGATTGACTATGGCGGCTGTACGCGAAGATGTCGTGAAAATCGGCTTCGACGTAGACATGGCCGAACTCAAAAAGCTGAACGGAGCGCTGGATGACACCAAGCAAATCCTGACCGGCGGCATGGGAAATGATGCTTTCGATGAAATGGTCAAAGAAAGTAAAAAAGCCGCCGAAGGTGTCGAAGGAATCAAGGAAGGCTTGGATGGCATCAAGCCGGACGGCCTGGAAGATACCAACGATGCTCTGGGCAAGACCAAGAAGGAAGGCGAGAAGGCTCACGACAAGTTGAAGCAGATCGCCAATCAGAGCTTCGGGAAGGCGGTCTCCGGCCTGAAAAGCATCGTAACGACGCTCGGCAAGGTCGGCATCGCAGCAGGCAAGATGCTTGCCAAGGGCATTGCTGCTGGCGCTGCTGGCGTTGGCGCTCTGGTCGCACAATCCGTAAAGAATTATGCGGACTATGAGCAGCTGGTCGGCGGCGTTGATACCCTTTTCAAGGATAGCTCTGGCACCGTTCAGAAGTACGCTGACAATGCGTTCAAAACGGCAGGCCTGTCCGCGAATGATTACATGAGCACCGTCACGTCGTTCTCCGCGTCCCTGATCCAGTCTCTCGGCGGTAACACCGGGGCGGCGGCAGAGCTGGCGAACATGGCGATCATCGACATGTCGGACAATGCCAACAAGATGGGCACCGACATGGGCTCCATCCAGGATGCATACCAGGGCTTTGCCAAGCAGAACTACACCATGCTCGACAACCTGAAGTTGGGCTATGGTGGCACTCAGGAGGAAATGAAGCGCCTGCTGGCCGACGCTCAAAAGCTGTCCGGTCAGAAGTTTGATATTTCCTCCTATGCTGATGTGGTCAAAGCGATCCACGTCATCCAGGAGAACATGGGCATCGCCGGAACTACGGCGAAGGAAGCCAGCGAGACCATCAGCGGCTCCTGGTCGTCCCTGAAATCTGCCTGGAGCAATACCTTGACCGCCCTGATCCTGGGCGGTGACGACTTCGACCGGTGCATTGACAACCTGGTCGATTCTGCCAAGACCTTCGGCAAGAATATCATGCCCGCGATCCAGAAGGCGCTGGATGGCGTTGGTGCATTGATCACCGAGCTGGCACCGATGCTCGAAAAAGAGCTGCCCGGTATCATCAAAAATCTGCTGCCTCCTCTGCTGAAAGCGGCGACTTCTTTGGTGAAGGGCCTGATCGTTGCCCTGCCCGACATCATCAGCACGCTGATCGACGAGCTGCCCACCATCCTTTCTGAGGTGTGGAGCGCGTGCAAGGATGCGTTCGGTGAAATTCCGGGCATGGCGAAGGCTGAGGCGTTCTTCGGCAAGCTCAAAACGTGGTTTACCGATAATGCTGCCACCATCAAGAAGCTGGTTCCTGCCATTCTTGGCGTTGTTTTCGCGCTCAAGCTGTTCAACAAGATCAAGGGCATCACCGGCCTATTCGGCGGTGGTGGTGGCGCGGGCGGCGGCGGCTTCTTCGGAAGTCTTGCCAATATGAATACCGGCGTTGTGCTGAAGGGCCTCGGCAACCTTGCCATCATCATCGGTGGACTTGCGGCTCTTGCGGCCCTGCTGATGTGGGCCGCGCCTTATATGGCGAAGTTGTCCGACTTGAAATCCATCGGCGAAGTCCTGCTGGTCATGGGCCTTGTGGGCCTCCTTGGCACGGCAATGACCAAGCTGTCTGGTTCTGTGGGCATGATCCCTGTGGCTACGGTTGCGAAGGGCCTTGCGAACATTGCCATCGTCATGGTTGGCTTTGGTGCGCTGGCCGCCGTGCTTATGTGGCTTGCCCCGTACATGGCGGAGCTAAGCGACATTCAAACTCTGACGCAAATCATCATCATCATCGGCGGGGTTGGCCTCGTTGGCTCTGCCTTGGCCGCCCTTGCTGGCATCGTCGGTATGATCCCGATTCAGGCCGTATTGATGGGCCTTGTAGGCATCGCAGCTGTCCTTGCCGGATTCACGCTCATCGCGGTCGCGTTCGGCGCATTGACGAAGGTTGACGGCTTTACCGATCTGCTTGAAACGGGCGGCGAGGTGCTGGCTGACATCTGCGGCATCATCGGCGACATGGCAGGCTCCATCGTCGGCGGCTTCGCTGAGGGCGTTACGGATTCACTCCCGGCCATCGGTGAGAACCTTTCCGCTTTCGCGACTGCCGTCAAGCCGATGCTCGATACGTTCAGCAGCGTGGATGCTACTGGATTCTCCGACTTTGCTACGGCAATGGCTGCATTCGTTGCGGTCATCGCAGGCGATGCGCTTGTGAACGCCATCACCGGCGGCGTTGACTATGCTGGCCTGGGCACCAACCTCAACACAATGGCATCCAACATGAGCGGCTTCTTCTCCACCATCATGACGCTCCCCGAGGGCGGCTTCGAGAAGGCCACGGCACTCTTTGATTGCCTGGCTGGTATCAAGGGCATGCCCAAGGAAGGTGGCGTAGTCGGTTGGTTCCAGGGCGAGGTTGACTTCACGAAGATCGCGACCGG